TGAGTCAGCTCCGGCGCCAGGCGTGGACCATTCTTGGAAAGCCAGCGGTCGTCCGGGTAGCGCGCAGGCCAAATCCTGATCTCATACCCACGGGAAGGCAGGAGATTGTAGATGGACATTTCCGTCTGCGGCGTGCCGAGGTATTTGATCTCCCCGTTGGGCTTAAGAACGGCGTCGAACTCCTTGATGGCCTCGGCCAGCCGGTCACGCGCTAGCTGGGTGAGCGAGTTGTTCGCACTCTCGATGTCGTCGGGGATGATAAGGTCCGCACGGCCACCGGTGATTTGGCCGGTGATGCCGACAGAGCGAACAGAGGGGTCCTTGGATTCCTTGGCGGGACCGACGTCGAACTGAATCTTGGAGTTACGCTGGTGCGGCTGTGGCTTCAAGTGAGCCAGCAGCGGCATCGTGTTTATGAGCTGGAAGCAGAAGGTCGTAAAGTTATCCGCCAAGTTCTTGGAGGCGGACACCACGAGGATCTTCTCCTCAGGATTGAGGTAGAGACGCCACAGGACGTAGGCGACGGTGATCCAGCTTTTGCCCACACCACGGAAGGCCTCTATGATTGAGCGCCGGGGGCCGTGCTGAAGGTAGTGGGCTAGTTGATACTGGATGGGCGTGGGCTCAGGGAGTCCCAGGTGCTGCCACACCAACCAGAGGAAGTTTCTGAAGTCTCGGAGTCGGGGGTCTATGAAGTGCTGCGATAAGTCGGACACAAAAAAAGCCGCCCGAGGGAGGTCCCAGGGGCGGCTAGAGTTGGCCTGCTGTTAGCCGATGGCTTGAGCAGGGAAGGGGAGAAGCTTGTCAGTCAGGGCTTCCCCAAGAGGCTTGAGGTTCCTGGGGTCAGTCACCTCAACGCCGTTGTCCTTAAGGAAGGCCCGGGCTGCGTTGAAGTCGGCCGCGGTGGCCTGACCCGACTTGATGCGCTTGAGTAGTTCCTGGGCTGTGGCCTCGTGGAGCTGCTCAAGAATGGTGAGTTCGGCTTTTGCCATGTAATTAAGTCTGGATACAGCCTTAGTGGCAGACCCAAGCGGTGCCGTTGTGGAATACAGGGATGACGGTAGAACCACCACCGACGACGGCGCTACCGTAGGCGGGAGCCGTGGCATCCGTGACGTAGGCTGTCATACCCGCACTCCCCGCCGGGAGCGTGGCTACGGTGTAGCCGGTGAGGTATTTGATCGTGCTACCGACCTCAACAGCGCCATCCAAGCGCGACTTCCCATCGTCAACCCACAGTGCATAGGGGTTGGTAATCGTCTGGTTTGTCCCCGCGGCGGGCGCATTCGCGACGTAAACCGTGGCTGCGTTGGTTGTGACGACGCCCGCATTCGTAGCAGCCAGTGTGGGCTGAGCGAATGAGTTGAAGACGGCGTTGGTTGCCGTCCCTGCGGCGGCCGTGGAGGAATCGGTGACGGTGCCCGCTGTGCGTAGGATGATACCAGAGAGGCCCCACGCGGTGCGCGAGACTGACCAAGTGGACGAGATACCAGCCCCGGTGGGCGTGCCAGCGCCTCCGTTTATAGCACCAGTGGTGATAAGGTTTCCGAAGCTATCCACATGCGTTACCGAGGAGCCCGCCACGCCCACGTCGATCAAACGACCCCCAAAGCCGGATGCAGCGTTGATGCCAATGGCCGTTCCTGAGGTGCTCCAGCTTGTGCGCGTGGTGGCGCCGGTGGGCTCAATGAAGAAGTGCGGCGTGGTGGTGGTGCCTGTGCCACCTGTAAACCACGCGCCTGTGTTTTTGTGGCCCGGGGTTGAGGCTACCGATGCCCCGGCGAACACCGAGCTACCAGCGATGGAAATACCGCCGGAGCCGTTGAGCCCCGTGTCGGCTGTTACGCCCACCAAGAGGTTACCCGCGGCGGAGAGACGCGCACGTTCAGCTCGGGTAGTGCTGCTGTTTGGGGTCGTCTCAAACGCGATGTAGTTTCCCGCGGAGCCCAGTGCCCAAGCCTGGTTGGCGTAGCAGCAGATAGACGCTTGGGTGTCATAGTAAGTGCCTGAGCCATAAGCGCCACCCCAGTAGAGTCCGCCCAGGCGGTCGCCACTTTGAACGGCGGTGGGTGCGGTGATGGTGCCTCGGGCGCGCACCTGGTTCAGGACAGAAGCGGCGGTGGTGGACGCGGTGCGCTGCTCAGCCCAGGTGGCGGTGTCCGCGTTACCTTGAAGGCGAATGGCTCCGTAGCCGCCCGTGCCGCCATTGCTGACAATGTTCCCGCCGAGGATAAGGTCAGCTCCCATGTAGGAGCGGGTCAGTGTGTAGAGCCCCCAGTTTGCGGTGCCTTTAGCCAGCGCGGGGATATACACCCCGTATTGCGTGGTGAGGGCACCGACACCCGTGGTGTCAGCCACGTAGACCCCGTAGCCGTTGGTCACGGTTCCCGCATCAACGTCGAGGCGGTGGTAGAGTCCGTAGACGTTGGTGATCGTGCCGCTCGAAGCGTAGGTCGGGGCCGACTGGAAGGCGGCGTAGTGGTCGTAGCTGTGCGAACCACCGAAATCGACGCGCGCGTCGTAGCTGTTGTAGCCGATGGTCCCTGCCCGGTTGATGAGCGAGCTGTCGCTGAACGCGTGGCCGTTACCGGCGGCGTCCGCGGCGACGTTGCGGGAGACTAGGACGTGGCAGTCCACGCTGTTGCTTACTCCCCGTGTGCCAATGGTGAGCACGTCAGAGGCTGCTGTGACGGCGGCGACTTGTTTGACCAGCTTACCGGTAGTGCCATCGAACACCGCAAGGGCGTCGGCGGTGGCTGAGGCAGGTCCGACCACGTCCCCGCCGCTGCCTGAGGCGTTGATGGTGAGCGTCCGTGTGGCCCCCGAGCCACCTAAGGTGAAGCTGACCCCAGTCCCCGCAATGAGCATGGCTTCAACTTCAGGCCGCAGGGAAGCGCCGATGGTGGCCAGGAAAGAAGCAGCCGCGTCGTCAGCCGCAGTCACAGCAGCCGCCGTGGCGGTGTTGGCGCTGGTGAGAGCACTGCCCGCATGACCCGCCGCTACGAAGGCCCAATCCTGTGCGGAGTCCTTGTAAGCTAATGCGTCGGTGGCGCGCGTGTCCGCGGCTGTGGCTGACGTAGCAGCAGCACTGGCGGAGGCTTGAGCCGCGGCTGCGCTGGTGGCTGCCGCCGCGGCACTCCCCTCAGCCTCCGTCACAGCTTCGCTTATGGCGTCAACCTGTGAGAGAATGTCCGGGATACTGCGGTCGGCTATAGGCTGGCCACTTCCGTCGAACTCCAGGAACTTACCTGCGCGACTGGAGGCGCTGGGCAGTGGATTCAGCGCTCCCTCAGTGTAAGGAGCACGGATGGAGAGGGCGATAGCGTCGTTGGCCTCCTGTTGGATGTAGAGGGTCTGCTTGGCTGCCAACTCCAGCTCGGCCTCGTTGAAGCCTGCCCCGTCTTGGAAGGCGACCAACCGACCTGCTTCGGTGGCGGGGGTGACGCGCTGAAGAACGACTGAGGCACCCGATGCGGGTGCGGTGGTGAAGGTGAGCGTGCTTGTCCCCTCGTTGACTGTGAAGTCTACGTTTAAGGTCTTCAGCACACCGCTAACATAAGCTTTGAGGTGCTCCTGGGACAGGAACGGGAAGGGGAGGACGAACTGTTTGAGGGACCCGTTTCCCGTGTAGGAAACATACGAATACGACATTGAAAAATGAAAAGCCCCCTCCCGACGAATCAGGAGGGGGCCAAGGTTGGCTTAAGTTTTACTGCTGAACCAGGGCTACGAGTTGCTCGGCCCTGCGACCTCGGCGGATGCCGATCTGATCGTTGTGGTAGGCCATGAGTTCCTGCCGGATGGACGGGACCTCGCGCTGGAGGGCGGCCATAGCCGCTTCTCGATAGGCCGCGATGACGCGGCGTGTGACCAGGAGCCTGGGGGTGTCCAGGCCGCCCGAGTCTACGGCGTCGGCCAGTCGTTGATACTGTCGGGAGCTAAAGGTCTCCTCCAGCTTCTGCCGAAGGGTCTTCCCGCCGATCTTCACTTGGCCGGTGATTTCCTGCCAGCGGTCGTAGGCTGTCCTGCCGTCCTCGGTGCGGTGCCGGTCGGAGAGCAGGTCAATGACCCCGTGCAGGGCCGCCGGTGGCTGTTGGATTCCGTGGCGGAACCGCGCCAGCTCAGCGAACACAGGGTCCTTGGTGTCCTTGGACAGCGTAAAGGGATTCACACTGCCCAGCGGGGTCTGAGCCAATGGCGACTCGATAGGCTCCCCAAGGACGTTCCGCTTGGGCTCCAGAGAGCCCTGCATCCCCGGAATGCGGTTGGTGGTCGCATCCCAAAAGGTGCGAATCTCCCGCATGGTGTCGCCCTCTTCGGTGACGTCTCGGAACTGAGCGAAGACCGAAGGAACATAGGAAGCCACACGGGACCGTGCCCAGGTGGAGAAACGCCGCTCCGGCTGGTTTATGGCGTCAATGACCTGGGCCAAGGAGGCAAGGTAGGTCTTGTTCGTGACGTTGTTGGATACCGCCGTTCCCAAGGCTGTAATGAGCGTTTCCGTGGCGTCGCTATGGAGGGGGTCCTGACGCTTCGCCGTCTCGCCCCAGTCGGCCACAAGGCCAAGGAACGTGGCGAATGGGTCCATGCGTTGGTAGCTGACGTAGAGAGGACCTTCCTTGGTCTCGAACTTGATGGAGTAGGGCTGCCAGCCGGTCTCCATGAGGAGCTTCTTCTCGTTCTCGTCCGCGGGACCACGGCCAGTGAGCTTTCCTTCCAAGGCGCTCATGGCGGCCAAGGTCGTGAGCGTATGGCCCGCGGCGATACGGCCCATGGCACGAGAGCGGACCAAGGCATCCTTGGAACCCAGCTCGGCCAAGTTCCGGCCTTGGATGTTCTCGATCCCGGGAATGACCAAAGCCGCGTTGAGTCCCCGCTGGCCGAAGTATTTGACGATGTTCGTCGGGGTGCGGACGAAGGGAATCAGGAGCTGGAACAGGGGATGACTTGCGGCGAACTGCTGAACGCCGCGGCCGATCTTACCGAGGGGCGCCGTGAAGGTCGCTTCCTCAGCCACACCGTTGGCCAAGGTGCCAACGTCGAATGCCTCAGCCAAAGCTGAGTTGTTCGGATTCCAACGCTTCGAGACGAAGTCTTGGATGAAGTCGTTCTTAGGCCGCCCGGTGAGTCCTTTGGCTTCCGCCTGGGAGATGGCCTCACGGTAGACGGAGGCCTCGGTGAAGCGCCGGCCACCTTCGGTGATCGTGCCCTCGAAGCCGTCAGCCACGAAGCGAGCCAAGTCTCCACCGGCCAAGCCACGGTCCATACCGCGGTAGAACAGCTCGGTCTTGGCCGCGGCTCGATAGTTGAGCTGTTTGAAGAACTCGTCCGCCGACAACAGGAGACGCTGGGGCATGCGGATGTTCTCCCCGGCGAAGTTGACGAAGTGCTGGAGGAGGGTGCCCTCGCGGTTCTTGTCGAAGAGGTTCTTGGTCTCAGCCCTCAGGCCTTCACTGGCCGGGCCTCCGAACTTGCCGGAGTCGATCCAAGGACCCTTCCCTGTATCCATGACGTCTCTACCTGCGGCCAGGATGTTGTCGTTCTCCTTGAAGGCCCGGATGGCGAAGGAGGCCGCCTCACGGACCTGCTCAGCGAGGTAGTAGTAATTCTTGAGCGAGGCCCGGACAGCCTTCCCGTCGAGGAGGAAGGCGGAGCCTATGGCCTGCTCCAGCGGCTGCCAAAGCGTCGTGAAGGAGTTGCCCAGGGTGTTCACCACGGACGTCTTCGTTCCGCTCAAGATGGCGTTGAGCCAATATTCGTTGTGGGCGCGGAGGATCTTGTCTCCGACCGAGAGTGTCCCTGCGGACAGCTTGGTGACAGCAGCGGCTGAGTTCATGCCTCCGCCGTGTTGCTGGTAAGCAGCCACGACCTTCTGGAGTTCAGCACGGGCGAAGGACTCCCCGCCGAGGCTATCCAGCATTTCCTTAGCCACGGCCTGGGCTTCGATGGTGGCGCTTTGGATGAAGCGGCGCTGGCGTAGGGAACGGGCAGCTATGGTGCCGTAGCCTTTGGAGATGGCGACAAGCTGAGCGAGGCGTTGCTGGGCCTTGATGGCACGTAGGACCGTCTGGTCCACGCTTTGGTCACCCGCCAGCACGAGGCCCTTGGTGGCAGCCTCGGCGTAGACCTTGGCTTCCTCGGCCAGGGCCACGGTGAGCTTCACGGCAGCCAGCCCTCGATACTGCGCAGCTTGGCCCATAGCTTCACCTTGGCGGAGCCAGCGTAGGGCCGCGTCGGGGTGGATGCCTTGGAGGTCGGACAACTGTTGGGCCACGCGTTGCTCGGTTACGGCCTGGGGCTCTACCTTGGAGGGCGCCACTTCCTCGATCTTCTTGGCCAAGCCTTCGAGGAAGCTGACGGTGTCCGCGTCGGTGTCCAAGAAGCGGCCAAGGGCTTTCTCAGGGGACTGGAAGAGTTTTCCGCCTTCCATCTCCGAGGGGTCGAAGTTGGCCAAGACGGTCTTCCACTCGTCCAGGGCTTTGGCCCCTGCGGCGATTTGCTCAGGGGGCGGGGCGGGGAGCTTGGGAGCCTCCTCAACAACCTCCGTAGAGATGGTCTCCACGTC